TCGTCTGGATGATCTACCTGAGTGACTGCCCAGAAGGCGAGGGAACAACAGAATTTATCGAGCAGGGGCTGAGGCTCCAGCCAGAAAAAGGGACTATCGTGTTCTTCCCTGCGGATTGGACGCACACACATCGGGGCAACCCAGTTTATACACAAGATAAGTACATAGCCACTGGCTGGTACTACCTACACGGAGAATAAAATGCCAACACTTACAGTCGTATTCGACGACAAAGTAATCATTAAGGACGGCGTCGCCTTGCACTTTGAAGGTGATGGTACCGCTGATTTTGATGCAGTGGTTACTGCACAGAGCCACACAGCTAAATGGGCTATCCAGTGGGACGGTACAACCGGCTCTATTGAAGATGCTGATCCGACTAACGATCACATCCTGCCAACTCAGGCTCAAATCGATGCATACATTGCGGCATTCGATGCAGAGAAGGAACGATTGAAACAGAAAGAGAAGACAGACTACCTTGCTCTCGATGCAGATGCCGAAGCTCGAATAGTACGCAGTGGCAAGTTGGCTGAGACAGACTGGTGGGCGATGGCAGATCGTACGATGACAGCGGAACAGACGGCGTACCGTCAAGCACTTCGTGACCTCCCTGCATCAGCAGACTGGAATCCAACAATGTCGTGGGATGACGATACATGGACGGGCTCCCTCACTGGGGTTACGTGGCCTACTAAGCCGTAAGGTAGACTAATGGACATGATGATCTGGAATCTTGTTTTATCCGCACTCATCACACTGGTGGGCTGGTTCGGTGTACAGATGCACACGGAGTTGCATCGCCTATCCATCCTCCTCAACAAAACCCGTGAAGAAATCGTGCAGTGCCAGTTAAGCATCGCAGAGAAGTACGCACGGAAAGACGAAGTCAGGGAAGACATGGAACGACTCATGGACCGCTTGGATGCTCTCGACGCTAAGATTGACCGACTCATAGAAGCACGGGCATGATCTTTGAGGCCATAGCCGCCATCAAGATAGCCAACGAAGCTATCGGGGCTATCAAGGAGTTTGCCGGACACATCCAAAGTGTCGGTGAAATGGGGCCACAACTCACCAAACTCGCTGACGCTAAAGAAGAAATAGAAAAGAAAGCAAAAGACGGTGATATGGAATGCTTCTTTGAACTCGAAAAGATACGCCAGAGAGAAGCTGAAATCAAACAAATGTTTATCTACAATGGCCGTGCAGGTCTTTGGGATGATTACTGTAAATTTATAGCCAATAGGAAACAACTGAAAGAAAATGAACGAAAGCGAATTGCCGATAAGAAAGCCCGTAGAGCTAGACAAATTAAAGACTGGAGTATTGGTATCGCTGTTACCGTGGCCGCCCTTTCTGCTATTGGCATATGCGGTTACTTCCTTTATTGGCTCATAAGTGTAAAAGGAAAGTAGGGTGTGGCTAGTCTATGGAATCATTACTCTAGCTATCCAACCCGGTATATTACAGATTGTTGAACGTAAAGAATACACCAACCCACAGGATTGTTTTAAAGACGCAATGGTCATAATGGCAGATGCAGAAGACCCAAGGGGCATGGCCTGTGTGCCAATACCAAGCGACAAGAAGGGAACATAATGACAGACCAAGAAAAGATGTATGACCTCAATGGTGATGGGGTGATTGATGCTGAAGAACGCAAGATCATGCTGGAAGACATGCGCAGAAAGATGGAGGACAACGATGCACAACGTGACTCCATTCGTAAGATGGCTTGGTTTGCTCTGTTTGGTCTTCTACTGTATCCATTTGGTATTTTTCTTTCTAATGCCTTCGGTATGGATACAGCCGCTTCCTTGATTGCAGATATCGCTCCTACGTACTTCGCATCTATTGCAGTCCTCGTGTCTGCATTCTTCGGTGCCTCAGCATTGCAGGGTAAGAAGGACAGTTAATATGGAATTTGTATCTGGATTAATTGTTTGTCTAGTTGCTATCTGGTTTTTAGTAGGTAATAAAGATGCTTAACTTATTATTAGGTCCAGCACTTGAGCTAGGCAAGGATTTCCTGAAGGGCAAGGCCGAAGAGAAGAAGGCTATCCAAGAGCGTAAAATTAACGCTATCCAGAACGATGCTGACTGGGAAGCAAAAATGGCAGACGCCACGTCAAACTCGTGGAAGGACGAATTCTGGTCAATCATCCTCGCTCTGCCAATCATCGCGGTGGTTTATTCCGTAGCAATGGACGATGTGTCCATTATTGCTCGTGTCAACGAAGGCTTCGAGGCACTCAACCAGCTTCCGGATTGGTACCAGTACCTCCTATTTATTGCGGTCTCCGCGAGCTTTGGCTTGAAATCGGCCGACAAGCTCATGGGATTAAAGAAAGGTAAGTAAAGAATGGCGGACACTACAACAACAGGATTAACTCAAGGTGGTACTCTCGCTGACACGCTGATGGGAAAGGTAACTGCTACTACCCTTCCTGAAGGTCAAGAGATTTCCATCGATAATCTGGCGGATTCTACTGTTACTGGTACCGATACGACCTACACGGGGCTCGGTACGGACCCGACGGTGACTGCCGAGAAAGGTACAGCCCCCACTGATATTACAGCCCCTGTAAAGCCCGCAGACGGAACCTACGATGTTACGACGTCAACGACAGAAGATAAAGTACAAGACGCAACAGCCGCACAGTTAACACGCGATGAGATATCCCCAGAAGTAAAGATTACTGCGCCACAGGGTGAATTGACTCAAGGGGCTATCGCAGACGCGGCCCAGACAACCGTACAAGATGAACAACTCGTTAGTTATCAGTTAGGCAAGCTCTACGAAGGTATCGAGCAGGGCAAGCCCCTTCCGGCGTGGGCCGCTGGGGCCGCTCGTGCGGCTACTTCAGTTATGCAACAACGCGGTTTGGGCTCGAGCTCTATGGCCGCCGCCGCGACTATTCAAGCAGTGATGGAGTCAGGAATACCTATCGCCGCCGCTGATGCCGCTGAATACTCCAAGATTAATGTCGCAAACCTCAATGCTCGCCAGCAAGCTGTTCTCCAGAACGCAAACAATGTTGCCGCGATGGACATGGCAAACCTCGATGCTCGCATGAAAGCGGCAGTGCAGAACGCGCAGAGCTTCCTCGCAATCGACATGAAGAATCTCGACAACGAGCAGTCTACGGAAGTCTTGAACTACCAAGGCCAACTACAGGCACTCTTCACGGATGCCGCCGCTGAGAATGCGACACAACAGTTTAACGCGAAGTCGCAACAGCAGGTTGATGAGTTTTTCTCTGAGCTCGGTGTGCAGGTAGACAACGCGAATGCAACACGTACTGTGGCGATGGAACAGTTCAATGTTGATCAGGTAAACTCAATCGCAACCTTCAACGCGAGTATGCAAGACGCACGTGACCGTTTTGACTCCACGATGCAGGTCCAAATAGACCAGTCGAACGCAAACTGGAGACGCCAGATTGCCACGATTGATACTGCGGCACAGAATGAAGCAAACCGCCAAAACGCGATGAATCTCCTACAGGTAAGCCAGAGTGCACTATCTGCCTTGTGGCAACGGTACCGTGACGAGTCCTCGTGGGTTATGCAATCTTCGGAGAATGCTCTCCAACGTGCACATCAGCTTGCTCTACTAGAGTTTGAAAAGAACGCAAACGTCGAGATGTTTGGTTTAGAAAGTAATTATGCGTCAATGGCCTCCCTCGGTAACGCGGCACTGGCCGGTATCTTGGGTATGGTAGGCGGGGGCGGGTCTACAGGACCAGATTACCAGATTGATACGGATGACGGAGAGTAAAATGTCAGGTTGGTGGGATAGTATAGTAAACAGTTCAGTTGGGCAAGCCGTGTCCGATGCGTGGACAAGTAGTGGGGCGGAATCCATATACGAAGGAGTATCGAGTTTTTTGTCGGATGCGTATGACACCGTCGACCGTTTTTCTAACTCCAGACTTGGCAGAGCGGCAACTGCGGGCTATAATTACTTTATGGACCAGCGCAAGAGCATTAACCGCCAGCAGGTCAAGGGCCAGAGAGTATCCGCACCTCGTGGGGGCTCCTCCGGGCAAGCTCTCTCCGCCGCACAGAAAGCTGATTTAGGCGTTACACCGCGTGTAGCCGCCGCCGCACAAGCCGCCGCACGGGCACGTGACGGTAGCGCAATCTCAGCGAGCATCAGTCAACTCGCGTACAGACGCTCTCGGGCACCACTCATCAACGTAGGCGACACCAGTATTAGTGTCAAACCTCGGGCGAAATAGTATGTTACCTAAATTCTCAAACAAACCACAGATTGACCGTAACTCGAGTTTTAATCAACCACCTCCCGGCCACTCATTAACAGACACACCGGGTAAGTGGGCGTGGGAGCGTCCTACAGAGTTTACCGGACCGAGCGAGGCAATGGATGCCCTTCTCGACAGTATTCAAAAGCCTGAAGTAGAAGAGAGCATGATCCAGCTTATGGCATCTGGCGTATCCATCGAAGAGATATGCAACACGATGACCAAGCTCGGTTTCATGGAAGGTAAGTTTACCGCAGATGTTGCAGAGATCCTCAAGCCAAACCTCGGCGTGTATCTCATGGGGTTAGCCGTAGAAGCCGGTATCGACAACGTCACGAAGGTTGTGGCGACGATGGATGGCATCCCACGTACCAACTACGGTATGGACGACATGCAACTCCTCAAGATTATGAAAGACCGTAACCCAGACCTACACAAGCAAATCACCAACGAGATGCCTCGTCGTGAACAAGCACAGGCTATGCGTCAGCGACAGTTACAGAAAGAGAGCTTCCTCGGTATGCCGGAACCTCCTGAAAGATCACAGGCTGACATGATGGAAGACATGATGGAAGGCCCAGAAGAGAATGGGGAGATGGAAAGCTAATGGCACTTGGTATCTTAACAGCAGGTTTTTTGAAAGGGGCGGCAGACGGCGTAACTGAAGCTATCGGTGCGGCACAGGAAGCGGAAAGAAAACGGCAAGAACGTCTGGAAGAACGTCAATACCAGACCGAAGTACGGAAAGATCAACAACGCTTTCAAGCGGGTCAGAGTGCGCTGACACGACAGTTCCAAAGAGAAGAAGCTCTTGCCGCCGCCGCAGATTTAGAAGTACGCGATCAAGCGCAAAGAAAACAGCGGATGGATGAGATAAAACTAACTCAGCGGTTAGCTACC